CATATGGTGCGCCATTTATATATGTTACATTTAAATTTGTAACAGTAATATTTTGACTATTAATATTGTTTGAAATTATATTACTCATTTATATAAAAAGTATACATATTTTAAATTAATAAAATTTAATTTAATAATTTAATTTGTTTTAGTTAGGAACAGGAAAAGGTCTTTGATTTTTCTCAATTACTAAAGGTTCAGGTATTAAAGTAGGTTGTTTATCATAAATATTAGTCGAATTAAGTTTGGCAATTTCTGGAACAAAACATGGTGCTGGATTAACTAAATTAGTAGAGTTTATTCCGAATAAAAATGATTCTGTATCAGCAGCATTATAAGATAATTTGTTCCAAGGAATTTGTGCTGCGAGTAAACCATTACCAGGTAATCTGGTGTTATAAGCAGCACCATATTGCGAATTAGGATATAATGTATAATTCTCAAAATGCTTATATTGTCGTTCTTCTAAACAATAATTTCCAGGGGTATTTCTATTACGGGTAGAAGCCATTTATATATACTTTTAAAAAAAAGTATAGCGAAATACTTAAATATATTTTAAAAAAGTATATTAAAAATTTGATTTTTTAAGTTAAAAATATTATTATGTGAAATTTTGCCGGTTTCTAAAAATTCACTAACACAAATATGAGTTAAATACATATAATCATAAGAATATAATAATAATAAACCTAATTCTTCATCTAAACTCATAAAATCTGAAGATAACTTAACCATACATTCTTTTAATTCTTTACATTCTTTACATTCTTTTACTTTTTCATATAAATTATGAATAGCATCATTCATTTCTTTATCATTGTATTCTTCAATACCAAAAATGTTTAATAATTCTTGTCTATAAATCGCATCTCTAATAAATGTCTCATCCTCACTATTAATTTTATCCATTTCACTAAATATTTCATCTGTATTATATGTGCAAATTACTTTTGTATTATACATTAAAGTATTGTAATGTTATATTTTTAAATTATAAAAATTAAAAATATATTGATTTAAATATACTGATAGGTGCTATGTTTATTATAATAATCACTATCACGTGTTAATTCACGAGAAGGAACTCCACCTCGTATCCAACCTTGAGATGCGTCTGTTTCAATTTGATTAGCAGGATTATTAATTTTTTGTTGAATAGCTGGCAAAAGTGGTGTTTGGTGATATTTAATATAACTTTTTTCACTTAAATTATTAACACTGCGTTTGTTGACAATTTGTTCTCCTTGTTGAATTTGTGATTCCATGACAGGATTTACGGAGCCGCGGCCTAAATAAGGAACAGTTGCGAATGGGCGTTGAAATAAATCAATATGACATCTTGGATGTGTCTGAATACTTCCAATTAGTAACTTAGATGAATTATCTATATTACATCCACCAGCACCAGAACCATACCCACCATTATACATTATACAAGGTTGTGTAGTAGCTAAATTTATAGGATTTTTCATGGAACAATCGGAAGCAAAATAATTTTGTGTCATATAATTACATGCCTCAGTATTTTGAATTGTATTTTGGTCTATGCAACAAGAGTCATATCCAATCCTAGAGATATTATCGAATGTATAACTATATACGTTTGCCATTTATATATTATAATATACATTTTTTTTATTTAAGATTAATTTATTAAAATATATATAACACATATGTCTAAAATGTGTGAACAATATGAAAATTGTAATTATAATAGTAAAAATTAAACATAAATTGTTATGAATATTGTTAATACTATTAATACTATTAATAAAGTGTGTAACGATAATTGTCTTGAACTCTTGCGAAGGCGCCATCTGGAGTAGATTCTTTACCAGAAGGCATAGTTCCGTATAAATATCGTGCATAACTAGATTGGTCGCCTGGTTCTACTCGTGTATTTGCTGTGCTATAAAATCTACGGTCTGATTGGTCTAATTCAAAATTAGTCCATAAATCGCCGAATAATTCATTATTGGTAGTTTTTATTCCAGGGTTAATCATTTGAACTGCTTTTTTAACATTTCTAGTAATATCTTCATCAACATCAACATTAAAAGAAGGAGGTGCTGATTTTCTAGTAGGATCATCCATGATTTGAGTTAATAAAACATTACTAAATGGATTTTTTTTATTTCCTTCTTTAAATTCGGTTTTTAATACAGCATCTAAAGTTACTGGATTAATATATGTATCAGAGTTAGTAGGTAAACTATTAACTTGAACCAAAGGTTTTTGTGTAAACCCTTCATTTAACATTTCTTTAGTAATTTTTTGTTTTCTCATCTTATATAATACAAAAATAACTATTATTGTTAAAATGCCTACTAATAAAATACGTTGAGACATTGTTAAAATATATCCTAAAATAGTTATTAGAATAATTAATCTTGTTATAGCATTTAACTTCTCTTCATAACACATATTTGTTGTAGGCCATAATTCAAATATATATTCTTTATTAAATAAAATGGTAGGATCATTGGACCAAAATTGTATTGTCATTATATATATATAAATCTTTTAAAAAAGTTTATAAAAACTATTGTTTATTATAAATCTTTTTTTCATCATTCATAACTATATATTAAATAAATTTTTTGACACTTATAATAAGTAAAATAAGTGTCAAAAATAACGATCAATTATATTAATCTTGCTGTTTATTATGTTTGCTTCTAAAACATTAATTAAAAATTGATAAATTTCATTATACACGCTATTATCTGTATATTGTCTACATGTATAAATATCAAATGACATATGGTTTTTTTCAGGAAATGTATGAATAGATATATGTGACTCTGATAATAAAAAAATGATACTACAACCAATAGGAGTAAATTTATATTCTAATTCGCCTAATATTTGAAAGTCATTATCAGAGCAAATTTTTTTTATTACAAATTTAAGTTCATTAATATTATTTAATAAACTTTCATTTTTAATATTCTTAAAATCGCAAATCATATGTTTTCCAGAAGACTCATAATCATTAAACATTTATATAATTAATATTATTATATTTTTATATTATTTTTTGCTTTTCTTTATATTATTTTTTGCTTTTCTTTATATTATTTTTTGCTTTTCTTTATATTATTTTTTGTCTTTCTTTATATTATTTTTTGTCTTTCTTTATATTATTTTTTGCTTTTCTTTATATTATTTTTTGCTTTTCTTTTTATTATTATTATTTTCAGGTTTTGCTCCTCTGGGGGATTTTTCTAATTTTTCTCCTGTACTAAATAATTTAAGTAATTCTTCATCTGAAACCGCTGGTGTTTGTGATTGTTGTGATAATTTTTGTTGTTGTTCTAAAATTTGTCTTTCTAATTTAGCTTTTGCGTTTGCTTCAGCTTTTGCGCGAATTCTCTCTTTAGTCTTTGCCATTTTCATTTTTTGATTTAAATTAGTCTCCATTGCTGACATATTTACTTTTCCTCCCAAATTTCCCATTCCCATTTTACTGAGCATTGATTGAATATTATCCATTCCAGGCATGTTTTTCATTTTATTCATCATTTCTGTAGCTTCGGCAATAATTTCGGATTCTTTCAAATCACCTGATTTTATTTTTGTATCTAACTTATCACCAACTGTTTTTACTAATCCCATTAACTTAGTAGGATTTTTAATAAGTTTTTGAAAAATATCTTTCATGTCAGTGGCTCCTTCTAAATCTACATTCAAATTTTGAGCCGTTTCCTCAGCAATTTCGCGTGCTAATTGTCCCAACTTTCCGTCTAACATACCTGTAATATGATTATGGAGTTGTTCAGCATCAGGCATATTTTCCATATTAATACCAGAACCTAAGCCTTCATCTGTCTCCGAAAAATTACCACTTAAATCAAATAATCCCTGCATATGTGACAAAGTTTCTTCCAATTTTGTTTTAAATTCGTCTTCATTAATAGCCTCAAACATTTTAGCCGTGTCACCAAAAGCTTCTTTATTATTAATTGTTCCCACTATTGAAAACATAATTAATTGAAGATATTTCCATATGGTATCTCTCGTTTTTTGGGTAATTTCACATTGCCACAAATTTTTAAAATGAATTTTTGGTAAAAATTCTGTATCAACATCAGATTCTTCTTTAAATATATCTTCATTTTGATACAAAATATCAAAAAATCTAGGAGGCAATTTTTTTTGACAAAATTCGAATAAAAGTTTGGCTGAATTTTCTAATGCCTTTTCATATGCTTCATTTCTCTCATTTTCATCATCAATATAATTAAATTGCTCTTCTGTTTTCCACCATTTATCTATTAAAGCTTCGTATTCAGGAAACGTTATTTTTAAATCATTAATAAAATCTTTCATGACCTTAATAAATTCATCAGGAACTACTTTACTTTCTTCTGTCATTTTAATTAATATAAATTATATATATTTAAATTAAACTCATTAAAATATATATTTTTAAATATAATTTTAAATGTACTTTTTATTCACACAACTCAGCAAGTTTTGTTAAATTTTGTATATATTTCATAACTTTTAATTGATTTTCAGGTCCCATATTTTTAATTGGTTCTCTTAATCTATTAATAGATTCCATAATTTTATCTGAATTTTGAGAAACGGAAACATCATTTGAATAATCTTTATCAATAAAAAACTCTAAATTTCCTGCTTCAATTTCAGAACGATACTTACTAACAATGAATGTACTCCAAATTTTAACAATCATTTTGGGGTTTGCTTTTCTAATTGCGATTAGAGCGTTTTTTGCAGATAAAATATCAACGTCATTAGGGAATACCGCATGAATATCATTTACAAACTCTATAAAATGGTCATTAAAGGCTGTTAAAATATTAGACATTTAGTTATTTTTATTCTTTTCTTTTTAAATTAGTTTTATAATAAATAAAATTTTAATTATTATTAATTAAAATTGATTTAATATTAACAAAAATATTAAACATAAGATATAAAAATGGAAGAAGTTGACGAAACAATAATAACTACAATATTAACCCAACAATATGTAGAAACTCCACAAAAAAGTATATGTTTAAAAGATATAAATTTAAAAGGTAAAAAAATACTTATTTTATGTGGTTCTGGAATAACAAAAGATTTTGAAATAGACACATTTGAAGATATGAAAATTAATAGCAACTATTATGATATATTTTCATTACCAAATTACGAAAATGATACACTCAATTTTTATAAACATGTAAACAATTTAAAAAAAAAATGTTTAATGTTAAATAAAATTAATACAAGTGAAAATGATAATACTTTTGTTGTTACTACAAATATAGATGGCATGTTTGAAGGAGACAATTTATTTGAAGTACATGGTAATATTTTTGAATATAAATGTATTCATTGTAATAAAATACATTTATCAGAAAAAATTGAAAATTTATATTTATGTAATATTTGTAATAATATTATTCGCCCAAATATTCAATTATATATGGATGGGGATTTCGAATATAATACAACACAATATGGTAATTATGAAAGTTTTAAAAAAAATATGTACATTGAAAATACAATAATTTTTGAAGTTGGTTGTGGATTATGTGTGCCAATGTTAAGACATGAAAGTGAGGTTTTTAAAAAAAAGGGATACAATGTATATCGCATTAATATTAAAGATTTTGATAATACTATTCCAAGTATTAAATTAAGTGGAAAACCGTTTATAGAATATATATTTGAAAAATCTTTATTATAACTCTTTTATCATTTTCGCTTCACAAAATGGGTCTAGTATGTGTTCACTTTGAAAACCAATTCTATTATATGCTGTAGTAGTTTTTGAATTTACTGATGTTAATCTTATACATTGAACATTTTTATGATTTTTCAAAAATTGTTCTAAATTTGTAAAGAATATACCAAATATACCATTTCTACCTCTATATTCTTGTTTAATACAAAGTAATAAAATATAACTACATTTTTTTTCACAGTTAAAACACGAATCGCTACAATAGTTATTTTTAATCATAACAAATCCTATTATTTCACTATTGCTTACTTTACTTAATATATAATAATCGTTACTTGTGTCTGTTAAATCCATATCTTCAAAATCTTGTTCACTATACGTTGGAGTACATACTTTTGTCATAGCTGTTTGTATATTTTCAGGTAATACATTATACAAACTTATATTATATAATTCTCCATCCTTACTAAATTGCGTAATAATATTTCCACCTTTCATTTTTTTTATTGATTTTTTTCTAATAGTTTTTTTGGCTTTTCTTTTTTTTGTATTATATTTTTTACTATATTTTTTACTATAATTTTTACTATAATTTTTTACCATTATATATTATAAAAATATTATTAAAATACTTTAAATTATTAAAAACTCATTGGTGGTTTATTACCTGTTAAGGACCTAATATCAGCCTCCCTCTCTTCCCTCATTTTTTTTATTCTATCATCCATTACTTGATTTGAAGCATCCTCACCCATTTTTTTAGTACCTCTAATTGTTGTATTAAAATCATCATTACTATCTTGTTGAGATATATTTCCACTGAAGGCAGTATTTAAATCTACATAATTATGCATTTGTCTCATACCTCCATTTCCTTTTGCTTCTAAATCTTCTGGAGCTTGATCTAAAAAACTATATTGATCAGAGACTATGTCACTAAATCCACCTCCACTTCCAAATGAAAATGCCATTGGCTCCATATTATTTTGTGTAGCCTTTCTCATTTCTATTTCTTGTTTTGGTTTTAAGTATTCTAAAATTTGTTCTCCATATAATACTTCATATCCTTTATTTAATAAAAGAAGAGCAGGAACCCGAGTTACATTTTCCGGTAAAATAATTTTTTGCCCGTTTTCTAAAATAATATATGTCTTATTATTAGTTTCCTTTACTCTTTTATCTATACAAATAAAATGTATATCTTTTTGAGAGCTTGACTTAGATAATAATTGTAAGTATTTTTTTGAAACTTCGCAATATTTACTGTAATATAAAATACAACTCATCTTAATCTATACTTAGTTAATTCAAAATAATATTTAACTCATTTAAAAAAAAATGATTTATTTTTTAATTTAAATATAAAGTTATATTAAATATAATGAACCCAGTCCTTGAGCCTTTTGATAGTGATGATTCTTTTGGTTTTACCCTTAGTGGTGTAAATGTAAGCATAAGTAATGGTCTCAGAAGAACAATTTTATCTGATATACCATTAGTTGTGTTTAGAACTACTCCAAATGAACAAAATAAATGTACAATTTTTACAAACACTAGTCGTCTAAATAATGAAATTATAAAACAAAGATTAAGTTGTATTCCTATTCATATTAAGGATACAGACGAGTTTCCTTTAAGAAATTACATTATGGAAGTAAATGTGGAAAATACTACAGACACTATTATGTTTGTTACAACTGAAAATTTTACAATTCGGGATAAATTATTGGATAAATTATTACCACAAGAAAAAGTTAGAGAAATATTTCCAGCTGATGATATAACAGGGTATTTTATTGATTTTGTAAGACTTCGCCCTAAAATTTCTGAAGAAATACCTGGAGAAAAAATACATCTTACATGTGAATTTGATATCGGAAGTGCTAAAGAAGATGGAATGTTTAATGTTGTTTCAACTTGTTCATACGGATTTACAGAAGATGCGGCAGCACAAGACGCTGAATTGGCGAGAAAAATTCAAAAATGGAAGGATGATGGAAAAAATGAAAAGGAAATTGATTTTGAAACCGCAAACTGGAAGTTATTAGATGCTAAACGCATTTATAAGAAAGATAGTTTTAATTTTGTTATTCAGTCAATTGGAATTTATACAAATAATGAATTGCTTGATATCGCATGTAGAATTTTAATTGGTAAACTCGACCACATTGATACTCTTATTGAAAGGGATGAGTTAGAAATTAAAAATGCTGACAATACAATGTCAAACTGCTTTGATGTTATTCTTGAAAATGAAGACTATACAATTGGAAAAGTACTTGAATATTTCTTATACACAAAATTCTATGAAACAAATATTCTTACATTTTGTGGTTTCAAAAAGATGCATCCACACGATAACTATAGTATTATACGTTTATCTTATAAAGAGCCTGTTGAAAAATCTACTATAAAGGGACATTTAAAAGAAGCGATTGACGATTCAAAACAAGTTTATACAAGACTTAAAAAAGATTTTACTAGATTTGTAAAAAGGTAAAAATATATAATATATATATATAAATGGATATTAATTTTGAAAATACGTTAATAAATACATTAGAAACATCTATATCATCTAATATTTTATTAGTATTTGCTAATAAATTTAAACCAAATTATTTGAGTGTTTTAGAAAAAATAGATAAATTAAGTTTTTTTCCTGAATTAATATATAACTTAGAAGCAGATAGATATAAAACTAATTTAAGAAATATAATTTCTAGAAATCCAACAAGATTTTGTATTAAAATAAATGATTCCGCAATATTTAGTAACTTAAATAAATGCGATATTATTTTATTAAGTTATTCTACATTAGAACACAGAAATTATATAAATGGATTTGCTACTCTTAGAATAAATAATACTTATAAATATGTTATAATTGATTATTTATGTGGAGATTTACAATTTAGTGGTATTGGCTCTAATTTAGTTTCATTTATTAAAATATTAACCATAAATGCGTTTGGTGAAAATTATACTGTTATTTTAAATTCTATTAGTAGTAGTGTAACACAAAATTTCTATAGATCCCAATTTTTTTACAATATTACTGATGAAATAAAAATAACAGGACATGAAACTATGGGTGTTATTCCTTATATTGAAAATGAAAAATATAACTATATGTGGAAATATAACAGAGCAAATATAGAAGAAACCTATATTTTTGATAGTTTTACATTACCATTTTTAATAAAGAAATTATCTTTATCTAAATATCCACGAGATGTTCCTGAGCCAGATTTGATTAATGAACTTAAACCTATGAGAAAATTTAACTTAGGTGAACCTATTTCTTTATATGAAAGAGGTGGTAAAAAAATTAAAAAATTAAAAAAATATAAATTTTACTCTAAAAAAAATAAAAAACAACTAAAAAATAAATCTAAAAAAATATATAAATACAAATCTAAAAAAAATATATAAATACAAATCTAAAAAATATAATAAATTATTATAATAATTATTTTATATTCATTTTATTATGAATAGGACAATATTGTTTACCATTATATGGTCTTCGACCACATTTTTTATTATCTTTTATAAAAGGACAAATATATACATAATTACAACAAGCAAAGTTTAATTTATTATTTCTCCATGCTATTGAAGCTCCATCAAAATCTATATCTACCTTATAAATATCTATAGGTCTTTTTTCAATAAAATCTATATATTTATAATCTATTTTTTTATTTTCTTTTTCTGTAAAATCAATACAATAGCTGAATAATGCTCCCATTATAAAATTGTGTTTTTAATATTATATTATTTTTAAAATAACATAATATTTATAAATTTTATCAATTTTATTTAAATAAAAAAGTGGAAAAATTTTATAATTTAAACATTTTCATCACCAACAATAATCTTATCAATGTGACGCTTTCTCATATGATAATTTAAACAATACATTAATAATGACGGATGTAAATTATTTACATACTTTTGAACAAACGTATTATTAACAAATAATTTTTGCTCTCTAAGTTCATCCAAATATTGTTTATGAATATTAAACATGTGTGTTCTATATTGGTTTGAAAACTCGATAAGAGGTTTTTGCTTTTTAATATAACAAGAAACATAATTTGAAAATAATGTATCAGTAAACAAATGAATTTGGTCTCTAAATTTAGAAAACTCTTTTTTATTTTCAGGATAAAACTTCAAAAAATCCTTTACTTTTCCGTCTTTTCTTAAACAAATATATTGATATTGAAGCTTAGGTTGGTTTCCTCTTAAATTTCTAACTTGCTCATAAACTGGATTTCTAATTTTTGCTCTTTCCCCTGTAAGTTTGTTATATAAAATAACACCAACAATGTCATATGATGTATTCATAGAACCATATTTTTCAATCAATTCTGAATATTTATTTAATTGGTATTCTTCAGGAAACTTAACACTATTATTTAATGAATTAATAAACTCTTTATACTCATTACGGTCAACAACATTAATACGTACTATATTATCTTCATTAATAATTTCATAAACAGCAACAAGGTATAACTGTGGTTTTTTAAAAGCAACTACAATTCTGTTTTCTGGATGCTGAAGAACAAAACTATAACAATGTGATTTATTTAAACTTTCCAATACTAAATTGGTTTCCTTTGCTGCTTCTAAAAACATATCTCTAAATGTTTTGGCTGACGGACCTTTATAAAAACTAGATGTAGCGCCAACGGTGTTTCTTGTCGAGATTTCCCAACCACCAGTTAATCCAATCGATTCATCCCAAAAAACATTAATCATGGTTCCTTCAACAAATTCTTCAGCAATAATACCATTGTCATTTTCTGAATATATATTAATAAAATCTTCACTTGGAATAGATTTAGGAGGAGCAAAACCCACAACGTTTTTATCATTATTTACAATAACAGAACGGCATAATCCATAACTATAAATTAAATCTCTGCTTAAAAAATTTTTGTCATATCTAATAACTCTATAGGTAGTATTATTAGATGTTTTACATTCAACATTATTCAATTTTAGTATATTTGAAACATCAAATTCATCATTTTTTGTGTCATTCATAATATTATTAAAACCATTAATGTTAGTTAATATGTAACTTATCGGGTTCATTTATTATTAATAATAAATATTAATTTGTCTTTAAACTATATTTTATATAGATTTATACTTAAGCATAAAAATTTCTATTATAAATATAGAAACAAAATGTCTGAAAATGAAAAAGAAGCAAAAATAGGAAATTCAAATGATACTATAATAGAACTACAATTAGGAGATGTTATACATATAACTGACCCTTTGAATGATATATTAAATGACCAAACATTTATAATTGATTATATAGATAAATCAAAAGCATATTTAATTAATACAGATTCATTAGAGAGAATTAGGCTTAACATATCTCCCGAAGGTGTAATTGGTGACGGAACCATAACACGTATTGCTATTTTAAGTAGAAGTGATACGGCTAGTTATGCTAGACAAAATGATTTAACACCTGGTAAATGGATAAATATTCATTTTGGAGGGGATATTCCAGTTATTATAACAGGTGAAATTACTAATTTAGAAAATGATATGATTGAAGTACAAACAGTTGATGATGATATTATATATATAAATTTTGATTACAAAGGTATTCCAGAAAATTTACCAATTGAAATGATTGAAATTAGAGAGAAACCTGTCGAACCACTAACTGAAATAGAAAAGGCAAACCGGCTCGAACTCGAAGAAGAGCTACCACAAATTGAAACTGAAAAAGAGTTTGTGGACCCAGAAAAAATACAAATGACTGTTCCTATTAAAGATGTAAGAAATCAAGTTACAAGATTTATTGTTTCAGCAAATGAAGTTAAATTTGGAGCTGAAGAATTGGGACCAATTGTTCAATATGTTGATATATCATCTAAAAGTCAAAGATATAGTATTGAAACACAAATTAGTGATTTACTCGATGAACTTCTCTCTACTGTTCCAAACGCACAACGAACACCAAGAGTTCTAAATAATATTCATATCATGATTGAAAGATTTAAACAATTGAGACAAAATTTCTCATATTTTGATCAAAATGGTAATATTGATGGAGTTATTATTAATGAAGCAACATATAAACCATTAACAAAATATTTTAAAAAATTTGAAACAAACTTGTATTGGATTTTACCAGTTGTTAAAAATATAAAAAAAATATATGATGTTGAAAATGTAGATGAAGAAAATACTGATATTGATAACATAAATTTACAGACTAATTTGGAAAGCATTCGTGAGTTAATTGAAAACTATAAATCTAATAATTTACCTGTTGAACAAAATAAATATTCTGCGTTATATTCCGAGTTAGACCCATATCTTACACCATTTGAAATGATTGGTGATGAAAGACAAAATGAAATAATTGATAAAAAAGAAGTTAATACAAATATTAATACAATTATTGATAACTTAGGTGATTTTTATTCATCTATTTTTCATAACAACTCAGTAAGAAATAGACGTTTTGTAATACAAAAATATAATACTGCTCTTACTAAATTACAATCAATTGAATCAACCAATTCTAAATTAGTTACAGTAAGAACTAATATTTCAGAAAATGATGTAATGTCTATAAGTTCATTTATAACTTTACCTGAACCTGTTATTAGATTTTCAAAAGTTAACTTACCTGGAACTAGCATTTTAGATAAAGCTAATCTAAATTTACATTTTTTTAATTATTGGCAGTTACTTAAAAAGAAAACAAAAGTTAATTTGAACTTTGTTGATAATCTCGATAATGAGTTAGAATTTGATGAAAATGATTTCGCAAATAATATTAAACAATTTATTTTAAATTTAAATCAAGAAGAAAATAAGGGTTCAAGTAAAAAAATATATACTAAATTTATTAAAAGTTTCATACCCAAAATAAAGATTTTATTTAATTTAATGAAAAAATATATTACAGGAAAACTTTCAATTGTAGATGTAGTATCTTATCTTGAACCTTTTTTGATGTATACTGATGATTTAACATATAAGCAATATGAGGAAATTACTAAATTTATTTATGAAGAAATTGATAAGTATAATAAAAATTATCAAGAACGCGCTCGTATTTTTAGTGCTCTTGTTTCAAAAAAATCCATGACTAGTGGAGTTTCCAGTAATTCTTATTCGGTTATGAATGTACTTCAAAAAAAATTACGTGACGATATATTTGAAGACAGTTATGATATAACTAATACTGATTTTATTTTTAGTAATTCAGAAATTCTTCGTAAAATAACTTTAATAGACTATACTAGATTATATACTACAGCTATATCTACTCAGAATTTTCCTTTAATGTTTCCTAATGAATTTTCAAATCTTTTTGAAGACGAAAAAAATAAACTTGATGGAAAATTAAAAAAGGAAGAATCTGAAGAAAAATGTAAAACTATTACTATAGCAAAATATTATAATTCACTTGATGCGTTAAATGCGGATAATGATAAAACCATATACTTCGATAAAAAATATGATAAAACTAATTACGGTGTATTAGAAGAAGATTACGCAAAAGAAGTACTTACTATGTCTCCTGAAGATTTAAAGGTTCATATTGTTAAAAATCTTATGTCAAAGAAAAAACTCACTGAAACTGAAGCAGAATATCAAGCGAATACTTTAATTGATGGTCATAAAAAAGTTATTGATGGACAGTTTGCTATATTATATAAGGGTGTTAGTGAAAATATTTCAGATGAAGTTGATTTTTATGTTAGAACTGATAATAAATGGGAACTTGATAGTGATGTTAGTAAAGAAGATGTAAATACACTTGAATCTTCAATATTATGTGATATGCAAAAACAATGTGTAAATGTTCCAGGTAAAATAGACGACAAATGCGAAAGTATTCAATCACAAGAATTAGCAATACAAACCAAACTCTTAAAAGATGTTATTAGCGAATTTGATACAAAATACAAAATTTCAAGAGAACAGTTGAGAGAAAATATTTTAAAAGAATTTGAGTACTACAAGTTTACAATTTCTAATTTAATGAGAATTGAAACTAACAATATGTTAAAATATAATAACGAAAAATATAAATTAGGAGCTAATTTAGAAGATGAAATGGCTGGAAAACCTGTCTCTCCATATCAAGAAGTTCTAAATTTAATTTTGAAACAAAATGACTTTGTTAAAAGACAACACGATATAATTAAATTTGTAAATACATATACTAGAAAAGCAATACAAGGATTAGGTGCATTAAATGAATTTGAGACTGAGCATTGGTTATATTGTATTAAAACAAATGTCCCATTGTTACCAACATTTAAATATGACTTAGCAGAAACATTCGCTGTTCAAGGTGAATATGGTTATGCATATTATTTAGATGTAATTAAATCTAAAATCGGAAAGTTAAGTGATGACGGTGACTGGTGGACTGACCAACATAGTGGTTGGCCTATTTGCCCTGTAGATTTTGATTTTGATGAAGGGTACGAAGAAGGGTTCAAAGTTTCTTCTAGGGCCATTTTAGAAGAAGATGCTGGAAATAAAATAATATCTGCTTTAAATGAAAAACAAGTCAAGTATGACACACCTGACACGCGAATGATAAATAATGTTGTAAATGCTGTCTCTATTGCCATGGGTATAAATGTTGAAAATCAAAAAGGGTTTATAATAAATTGTGTTGAAGATGCCATTAAAAGTAGGGTTGAAAGTGAACATGACTATAAACGAGCAGTGAGAGAAATGGCAGAAAAAGGAAAAAAATTACCTTCATACAAAGATTTTTATAATACTTCTCTCTTGTATTATACTTTAGGTGCATTTTTAATTGCTGTACAAACCTCTATTCCATCAATTAAAACCAGGAAAACTCATCCTGGTTGTGTTAGATCTTTTACTGGATATCCATTTGAAGGCACAGGAGATTTTAGTAGTTTAATATACTTAGGTTGTGTTGCTTATGATATAAGAGAATCTGGTGAACCATGGAATGTATTAAAAGGAAAAAAACAAGAGTTTATAGTTAATAAAATTAAATCTAGTATAGATGATTATTTGTTGTCTATTCCTGATGTTAATAGAAAATTTGAAGAAAAAACGGATTATTTATTAACAAATCCAGTTTCAGAAATACCTGAAGAACATGATATTTCTAAATGGTTCCAATTTCTTCCACCATTAGTAAATTTTAATATTAAACATCTTGTTAACATTTCAACTGAGTTTAAAAGAACATTGAATACAGATTTAAGAACTGGTTCTATTAACCAAAGAGATAAGATACTGGTTGTTGGTTCTAAAATAATTCAATTCTCTCTAGCTTTAATAGAGAGAATACAAGATGTCGTTAAAAAAAATCGTTTACTTCTTCACACATCTGGAAACGAACCATATCTTGAAAATGCTTGTTGTGAAAGTAAACAAGGAGAAACAACTATCGGATTTTTTACATCAAAAGACCCTAGAATTACCGAATATAATCAAATTGTTACTGAATTATCAAATATGATAGAAGATATTACTAGTTATACACAAGGAGGACTATTTTTTAGTAATATTAATACAAAAAATAAATACCCTTCTATAGTGAACGAATTTAGTGAGAAAACTATTTATTTGGCATTTATTCATTTTTGTAAATTTAAATCACTTATTCCAGTTCCTGAAGATTTACTACCATTATGTACAGATAAACCTGTTTCGGGATTTTTTAATTCTAGCGATACTGTTGAACGTATTATTCAAAAACTAAAAGAAGATGGTAGAAATTATAATAATGAACAATTTTTAAGATTACTCCAAATTATTAGTCAACATAATATAATTAATATTAGGCTCGATAATCCAGAAGTATCATCTATTACAAAACTTTTAAAGTCAATTGAATATATAGATGATGAAAATGATGAAGTAGTCGAAAAATCATTAAGAGACCTTATGACTACAGCATTAGATACATTTGATATTGCGACTGAAAACTATACAAAAGAAGTAAGAGATTTAAATAATTTCTTGGATAGAAATATTGAAACAATGAAGAGTGAAATAATTGAATTTGTTCAAAAAAATTCTGGTTCAAATGTAACTAATAGTAAAATAAGAAAAATGACCAAGACCATTCAAAATCTCTCTTTATGGGGAGCAGATATGTCTACCAGAAATGAAGATATTAAAATTTCAGACGATAAATTATATAATATTGTAAACTTTTATAAAAATTTTATTGAAAATTTTGTTAATGTATTTCCTAATATTATTTTGAATGAAGTAAATTATGATGACACGCATGTACCAAATTATTATGGATTTTCTAGAAATCACGCCAATAAAATAAGAGGATATATCAGTTCATATTATGAAAAATTAAAAATATTTTATGGCATTCCTACATTACAAAAAATTCTTACTACAGTACAAAAAACATCTAAAAACATAGTTAAAATATCAAACGTAACACCCAGTTTTTCTAGTATAAAAATAAATAATGATAAAATTATTAAACCTGTATTTGATGAAAGAACTAGTAGACTTTTATTTGAATATTATTTATTAAGAGTTTTTATTAATTATATTGACTTATCAGATGAAGATGAAATGATTGTTACCGAAATAAGAAAATCATCTGAAACTACAGATATTTTTGCTGTAGAATATTTAGAAGAAGTTGCCACAAGAGTTGATTTATCTATGACTTCTAGAACAGAAGTAGATACAAGATTATTGACAGGTAATAAAAAACTATTAAAACAAAGTACTGCTGAACTATTAATTATATTCATTGATATAATGCATAACCAAAAAGATACTGTAGATATTTCTTATGAAGAAATTCAAGCTAGAGTATTTCAAATTAGAGAAACTGAAAAAAATAATATTACAGATAAACTTAGAGCTATGACTGATGAAGGAAGAAAAACGGATACAGTTTTAAAAATTAATAAATTAGGAAATTATAGTAAAGGAAATCAAAAAGGTTTAACTGTATTAGATAAAAATTTCTATGATGAAGAACAAGAATTTAGAGATAAAATGACTATTGCTGAGAGAAAAATTAGAAGGAAAAATCCTAACGCAAATGATGAAAATATTGATATATTATTAGGTGAATACATGGAACAACAAAATGACGAACAAGCAATAGAAGCAGAAGCATTTGATATGAGTTATTTAACTGATGATTATTATAATGGAAATACAGATGGTGTAGAAGCTCCAGAAGAAGAATATGAGGATTATCAAGATGATAATTAATATATATTATTTGATATGATGTTTAGAAGAAATTCATTTATATTTATTTTATTTGATTAATTTATTTGTTTATTTGTTTATTTGTTTTAATAAAACAAATAAAAATTGTTTATAATTATATATAAGATGTATAGAAACTATATTAGAGAAAATATAACACTTGTATCCATTGTATTATTTGTTATTATTTTTGGAATAATTCAAATGATGAAACCAGCATGTTTTTATAATAAAGATGGAAGTATTCGCGAATTTGGTGTTGGATATAAAAATAAAACTATTTTACCTATTTGGTTATTATCTATAGTTTTAGGAATTCTATGCTATTTAGCTGTTATGTATTATGTTTCATATCCTAAATTATTTTAAAATACTTTTTATAGTTCCATTTATTACAACAGATTAGTTTGTAATTGTATAAGTTGTAGATGTTGCTGATTGATTTTGTGCCTGTGTTTGTTTTTCATTACTTAAAAATTGTTGATAATTTTGTTCCATTGTTTGTGTATTACTTGAACAACCTTTTGTTGTCATTTTGAGTTGAACAATAGATGTTAGTAATAAACCAGTGTATATATACCACATTGCTTCTCCAACATCATCTCTTGTTACAACGATATCAAATAATTTATTCTTCATATCAGTTGAACTTGGACCATCAGTGCGATATTTTTCTTTCATTAATGGTTTTAAAATTTCCCAATAATTATTAAAATTTCTTGGAACTATTTGATTTATTAAAACTGAAGTGTTACCACATATTTTTATTATCGTATCTGCTGCTTCTTGTATTTGTTCTTTACTTAAATCACTTCCACCTTTTAAATTTTTAAACTGTTTTTTACCTCCCACCATTCTAACCGGGTTTATAGGTTGTGGGAGAACTGGTTCGTTCAAATTTTCATCTACCGTTTGATTTGACACAGGTGTTGGTGCGGAAGGTTCTGGGACATCAATATTACTTTCTAGTCCTTTTCCTACATTGCTATTGTCATTTTTATCTAAAATTTTTTCTATATCTTTATTTATTAATAGTTCAGTTAACAAATCGTTTGCTGATCTAGCAACCCAAAAATAACCTATAACATCAGAAAAGGCACTTTTAAATCCAGGATATACAGTTAATATTAGTGTCATTACACAGAAAATTAATATCCACGGCAAAAATGTTAACATACCTGCTGAACCCATATTTTCAGTTATGTTTCCTCCACATGTTGATGAAATTATTGAGGCATTTACTATAAATTGAATAACTATTACTAATAATAAATAAATAGCTAAATACATATAACTATTTGAAATATATTGTTCATTTTTTTTTTGGTCAACTGAAATATCATAAGTATTTTTTGGCTTCAATGCCATATAATAAAATAATGTCGTTAGTAAAAATGTTACAATATTTAAATAAGAGTTTGCCATATAGATAATATGTATAATTTAATTTATATTTTTAACTATAATTATTATGGATTTTGAAGACTTTTCTAAACCGGTACTTACTGAACCTGGAGTAAAGTACTTTTTACATCAAACTCTAAAACAGTGTCATGTTGTAAGAGAAAAATTTCATAATACAGTATTTAATATTGGATTGTTTATAGCATTTTTGATTATTTTAGGATTAATTTTACTTTATAAGTACAAAGGAAAATTAACTCCTGTTGAGATAGCAAGAAAAAATAAAGAAAAACAACAATATATTTTATCAAAAATTAAAAATTTTCAAGAAGTAAAACGTAGAGCTCATCAAGAATTAATAACTGGATTACCTGCTTGGGAAAGTGAATATGACATTATACATTCTAAATCATCATATTAATTTAATTCATGTTAACAATTTATTAAATATATTATATAATTTATTAAATATATAATTTATTAAATATATAATTTATTAAATATATAATTTATTAAATATAATATATAATGGAAACATCTACAACAACTATTCCTGATGTAAAAGAAGCATTAAATGAATATTTTAAACTTAAACTTAAGTACGAAACACAAAATATGTCTAATAAAAAAAAAATTATTAATAATACAACATTAAGTAATAGAGAGAAACGTTCTGAATATCTTAAGCTTAAACCGAAGTGTATTAATTGTAAAAGACCAGGTGGAACTAGATTTACTATTCACTTTTTTGCTGAAACTGATAAAGATGAAGCATATAAAGAATATAGCGCAACTTGTGGTATTATTGCTGACCCGTGTAATTTAAATATTAAAATTCAAATTGGTAAAACTGAGTTACTACCTGATATTTTAAATTCACTTCAAAACCAAATTACAGATTTAAAAAATCAAATAATTAATGATAAAAATAAATTATTATTCGGATTTATAACAACAGAAGAGGCATTAGAAAGTTTTGATAAAGTTAAAGAGGATATTAATTTTTTATCATCCTATTATGAAGTATATCTTGAAAATTATAATGCTATTGTTGATAATGATAATAAAAAAAATGAACTAAATGAAATGATTACTAATTCTTATATACAAATTAATTCCATTAAAGAATGCGTTAAAAGAATGAATGAAACTAATAATACTCAATTCGCAATTGATGCGATTAATATATATCATAATACATTACAACCATTATTAGATAACATACGGGCATTAAAATATGATGAATTTATGGTATGGCACGATGAAGATAATAATGCTTGTAAATTAATTCAAACTAAACATAGTATTGAAAATTTATCGTATTCTAGTTTCCAAAGTAAAGTTGCATCATATAATTTTGGAGGTGAAGTTATGTCTAATAAAAAACCTAAATTTATTATATCAGATGATCTAACTACGTCTTCTGAGGAAGTACCAGTTGAGGTAAATGAAAAACCTACTGGAAATATTGGAATTCCTCGTGACGAACCTATTTATGGTAAGGGTAAAGATGGAATACTATGGAATTTATCACAGTATAACGAATTATGGGATAAATTACCTTCAAAATTAAAAAATGTTTTGAGACAAGATAAAGAATGGATGGTTGAATTTATGTTTAGTTGTGTAAATGCGAAAGCCAAAAGAGAAGCTTGTGTATTTACATCACCACCTGATTTAATAATTCCACCCAATGAATTGCCAAATGGACAATATGATTTTGGTGTCGAAATTTATAATCAAGAGTTTAATAAATTATCTAAAACTTTACAAGCAACATATTTGTCACAATTTTCAACAAAAGACGGTATTAAAAATTATAATATGTTAAGAAATTCGATGAATGAACTCGTAGCAAAAGCAGTTGATTTTAATAGAGGATTTTTTTAATTCAATATTATCTTATTTTTTTAAATTAATTTGTATATAAATTATATATAAATTATATATAAATTATATATATACATGCTATTAAATTATATTTCATTACGTATTTTTATAATTAGTTTTGCTATTGGATTATTTTTTATTTATATTTTAGGACCAAAAAGGAAAAAAATTTATGTTTATCCTAGTCCAGAAACTGTTAACAAAGTTTTATTTAAAGATAAAGCTGATAATTGTTTTTATTTTGAAGAACAAGAAGTTGAATGTCCTAAGGATGAAACTTTAATTTCTAGTATACCAATTCAAACTTAATAAAACTTTATCAATCTTAGGCAAACTTTGTTAATAATAATTAAATATATTTTATCAAAAAGAAACTCATAGTATAATATATGCAGATGTATCTTGGAAAGTTTGTTCATACTGAAACCGGTAAAATTATTATGTCAATATTACTTGGATTTGGTTTAGCTTCATTATTTAGGACTGTTTGTAAAGATAAAGAATGTGTCATGTTTCATGCTCCACCTTTAGAAAAAATAAAAGATAAAATATACAAAAGTGGGGGAAAATGTGTAAAATATAATGCTGTTTCTACAAAATGCGACCCAAATATTAAAACAGTCAACTTTTGATAATATATTTAGATAAATAATGTTTGCGTAATTATTATAATCAATCAATATTTACAATAATTATGAGTGATTCAACCAGCATTTTAGATTTGCCTACAGATCCTATAGGCGGAGGAAATATTAGTAATAATATAACTGTTAATGCTTCAGAAAATGTTCAAATTCCTCAGCAACCATCTCAAGGAGGCGGAGGATTTAGTTTAGATCAAACAACTATTAGTCAAATTGTTAATGGATTACAACAAGCTACTATTAGCGGAGCTACTCAATTACAATCTCGTGATATTCCTATGATTTCTTCAAATCATAATATAGACCCTCATGTTCAACCTAATTATGTTCCGCCGCCACCATATAATAGTGACTATATTAAAGATTATGAACAACCATCTAATATGGTTAATGATTATAATAGAAATGCTCAAAGACAAAATTCATTAGATGAAATGTATAATGAAATTCAAACACCTTTATTACTTGCTGTTTTATACTTTTTATTTCAATTACCTTTTTTTAGAAAATTTTTATTTAGTTATTTTCCTGTACTTTTTTCTAACGATGGAAATTTGAACATTAATGGATTTTTAGTTACAAGTCTTCTTTTTGGCTTATTATTTTATTCGTTAAATAAAGTAACCTGGTATTTCAGTGCTTTTTAACAATTATAAATTATTAATTTTATGATTGTTTGTGTTATAATAATTATAAAAACTATTTAAATTTAAGAACATAAAATATATACTTCAATGGATAGTATATTAAATTCTATGTTTATTAATTATACCAATGTTACAAAAATGATATTGTTTAACCAATTTAAAACCGGAAATGTAGTTTATGATACTATTATTACAACAATAGTAATAAGTTTTTTCGGATACATAATTAATTATTTATCTGATAATTCAATAATAGTAAATAATTTTAGTATTGATGATATTAAATATTACTTTTATAAAAAAAATACTATTATTATAGAAGGGAAAAGAAGTTCTGTAATATGTCCTTATAGTCACGCACAAAATATATCATCTTCCTATAGTAAACGTTTTAAAGCTATTTGGAATTATATTATTTTGAATATTGAAACTAACAATACTATTTATAAAATAAAAGAAACTCATACTAACTTTCAAGGTTCCGAAAGTAATGAAAGTAGAAAACAAGTGTCAGATATGTTTATGGTTTTTCAAAATAAACATTTCAAAATAGATGAAAACATATTTGTAAAAGCACAAATGGAAAAGGAGGAATCACGAGACGAAAAAGAAAAAATTAGTTCTAAAACAGATAGAATTACAGTTAATATTTATTCTTATGTATATTCATTAGACTATTTAATCAAATATATAGATAATATTACCAATAATTATTTAGCTTCAATTAAAAATAGTCGCAATAACAAAAAATTTATTTATACGTTAGATAAATTAAAAATTAGTGATGAGGAAACTAGTTTAGACTGTTGGAGAGAAGATGTTTTTGAAAGTTATAGAACATTTAATAATATATTTTTTGATGGTAAAACTGAATTGTTACAAAAAATACAGTTTTTTTTAAATAATAGTAAATGGTATTGTGATAAAGGTATTAATTATTCGCTTGGTATTGGATTACACGGACCTCCAGGCACAGGAAAAACTTCTTTTATTAAAGCGCTCGCAAATTCAACTGGGCGTAATATTATTCAAATATCTCTCAAAATGTTTAAAACAAAAAAGCAATTAGAACATTTTTTCTTTGAATCCACTTATAATTCTAATAATGAAAAAGGAAGTATTACATTTGATAAAAAAATAATCGTTTTTGAAGATATCGACTGTATTGGAGATATTGTTTTAAACAGAGATATAAAGAAAAACAAAGAAAAACAAATAAAAAATAAAAAAATACAATTAACTGATGGTAACATAAAAATTTCTGATATTATAAATAGTATTAATGAAAACAATGGATGTGAAAAGGTTCTTGTTAACAGTGTGAATGATGAACACCCTATTACATTAGACGATATATTAAATTTATGGGATGGAATACGAGAGACGCCCGGAAGAATATTAATAATTTCTTCAAATCATTATAATAAGTTAGACCCAGCATTAATCAGACCTGGTAGAATTGATATAACACATGAATTTAGTAACGCAAGCCATAATACAATATCCGAAATATATTTTCATTTATTCGGCAATGCAATTGAACAATATAATTTAAAAAAAATTAAACCTAATTTTTATTCTCCAGCAGAAATAATTAATATTTATGTTTCAAATATGAATGAAAAAGATTTTATTAAAAGAATTATTCAAAATAAAAAACTATAATTTATAAATATCTATATATCTATATATTTATATAAAAAATGTGTGACCCACTACCACAAAATTTAGCACAATTAGAAGATCCTGAATTATTTATAGAAGTAAATGTAAACGATTTACAAGAAAATAACATATATTTTAGGTATACAACAAATGTTAATATTCCTAACGGAACAATATTTTGTATAAGAATATTACAAATTTTACCCAATGGGTTTATGGTAATGAATCCACGAAATAATGGAACTGCTGTTTTTAGACTACCCGAATTTATGAATAATTGTCGACTTTTTAAAAGATTGACCGAAGAGGACAAAAGATTTAATAAGCGTGCGAATTATCTTAAATTATATGAAGGCACATCTGGTTATAATAAAGCAACTAAAAATGTTTCATCCGATAATTATTTAATGCGAGAAAATACTTTAAAAGATGTAATGGGTTATATGGCTGGTGGAAAAAGAAAAAACGTAGTAAAAGCAAAAAAACTAAACATATAAAAAGACGTAAATATTGTAAATCAACAAAAAGACACAACAAGAAATAAAAAATTTTAATAGTGATTTCGTTTTATTATAAAATAGTTAATACTTTTTTATAATAATTATGATAAATGAATATATTAATAAATTTATTGATAATTTACCTGATAATATAAAAAATGCTTCCGAACCTATAAATATTGATTTAGTATTAGACGGAGGAATATTCAATGGTAGTTATCTTATAGGTGCTTTATATTTTTTAAAAGAAATGGAAAAACGCAAATATATTAAAATAGATAGAATATCTGGGTGCAGTATTGGTTCTGTCGCTGGATTTTTGTATTTTATTGATGGTTTAGATTTTATGTCAAAATTATATGAAATTACAAATAAAGACTTTAGAGAAAGTTATAATTTAAATATTATTAAAGAACTTAAAAATCATTTGAAAGAACATATTCCTAATGATATATGCGAACGAGTTAATAATAAATTTTTTATTTGTTATAATAATATTAAAAAAGGAAAGAAGACCGTAAAATCTAACTACAGCGATGTTGAAGATATTTTTAATACAATAATTAAATCATGTTTTATTCCTTTTCTAATAGATGGAAATATCTTATATGAAAATAAATATTTTGATGGAATTAATCCTTATGTTTTTGATAAAGTACCTAACAAAAAAATACTTTATCTGGACCTTTTTGGTTATGACAAAATAGGCAATTTATTAAATGTAAAAAATGAAAAGTCAAATTTTCATCGGATATTATCTGGATTATTGGATATTCATTGTTTTTTTATTAAAGAAACTAATACCACGATGTGTAGTTATGTTAATAACTGGAGTTTATCAAATATTGGTTTTTACTATTTAAAAATATTAATAGAGAAATTTTTAATATATATAATGTACTTTTGTATTTTTATTAATAATAATATTCCAGATGAATTTAAAAATACTGTATTAGCTAAAATAATAATAAAAATTTCAAACGACATTTTTGTAATATTACTTGAAAACTTATGTTTATAATAAATAAGTTTAAATTATTTAGTATAAATATTTATTTATTTAAATGGATTCTATTGATATAACTAGTCCTGAGTTTAATTTAGCAAATATAAATTCTGTCAATGAAGTTATTTCTGGTATAAGTGGTTCATCTGACTATACTAACTATATCTACATTGGAGCTGTTATTTTATTATTTATAGTTTCATTTTTTGTATATAAATTTTATTATAATAAAGAAAAAAAGGTTTCATTTCAAGAAAATTTAAATAATTGTGATGATGGTGTTTGTATGCGATAGTTTATTTATAACGTCTGGTTTTACCTCCATAAATTTGTAATAATTTATGTTTTTTTGTTTGCTTTTTTACTTTCTTCTTTTTAAATTTATCTTGTGATTTTTTTTGTTCTTTTTTTTGTTCTTTTTTTTGTTCTTTTTCTTGTTCTTTTTCTTGTGATTTTTCTTGTGATTTATTATTTTTTAATTCGTCTGGTTTATAATTTAAAAACCATTCTTCAAATTCCGCTTTGTTTCCTTTTTGTTTTAACTCCCTATATTTTTCTGCTTTATGAGCACGTATTTCTTCAACTGATTCTTGATGACCATAACATGTTATACTAAAACGACGTAATAATCCTTTTTGTTCTAATCTATTTTTTTGCTGAACTTCAAACAAAAATTTTGACATACACAATATTCTATCTAAAAATTGATTATAATACGGTCTATCAGCATATAAAAATGCTAAATAGAAACTTAACATAGTGTCAATTGTTGCTATTTTTACTTTTTGACCTGATATATTAATAATATTATAGCTGTGACAAGCTATAGGTTTATAAATAAAAGCAATTGTATCTTTACCAACACGTATCTCGTAATGTTCTGGAATAACTTCACCTACAGGTTCTCTTTTTATTATTTTTGTATGTTTTATACCAGCATCGCCTAAACGCTCTTTTACTATTTCTGCGGTAGTTTCCGGATCATTTGATAAAACATCAAAATCCGCAATTTTTTCTAATTTATGTTTTAAATTTTTTGGCATATACTGAGAATATAAAGTAATAGCATAACCTCCAAAAAACACTACACCTTGGTTTACTAATGTATTTCTTACATTTTCATATATTTTATCTTCTTCACTCTTATTTTCCATTTCTCTTTGAAAATCTACATTATTACAGTTCAAATTAGTTATTGGATAATTTTTATTCAAAAGTGATAAACGTTTTAACACTTTTTCCCATCTACTAATATCACCTGCTGGTCTTGATAATTCTAAAAACATAGACATTCTTAAATAATTAGGCGGAGTATATAATATACCTCCTACTCTTATGGCTTCCTTTTTTATAGCATTGTATATTCCTTTTGGCAATAAAGTTATATCGGCTATAGGAATATAATTTACAAATACTTTATATGTTCCATGATGCTGTCCTGATTTTGCTTCAACATCTGTAAAACCGTGTTGATAATATATATCTGCCAATTCTTTTGCGTCATTTAAAGCATTAATTGTAAAAAAATCATAATCTGGAATTTCGGCTTCTTTGTTATAAAATTGTTGTTCGGTTGGTAATATATTATTAATGGCAGTACCACCATAACAAATTAAGTTTTTACGTTTTATAAAATCTTCCACTATTTTTATTATTTCTTTGATTTCATCTGAGTTTACAATGCGTTTTCCTATTTTTTCTTCTGCCTTATCAACAGCCATGCGAAGAATTGTTAACTCGCAATCATCAAACGATAAACCTTTACAATTATTTGTTTTCATTATACTTATTATATATTATTTAGAATAATTATTATTTAGAATAATTATATTTTAAAATTGATTTAAAATATAGTTAACTTACTTATAATATAACAATCATCATGACCGCCTTAAGTGAAGAACAATTATTAATGTTAGAAAATTTACCAAATAAGATGATTAAAAGACGCATCAATAGAGAATTAGAACGATTTATAACAGATTGTTCCTTAATATCTATTGATAGTGATACAGATGATAAAAAAAATAATTCTACAATAACTATATTAGACCATACTAATAATTTAATATACTCAATGATTTTAGACCCTAATTATCCTTTTAGAGCACCTAAAGTTCAAATAAATTTTAGGCCTTATTATGACTTTTTAAAAATTTCATCTAGTAAATTTACTGAAAGTTTAAAAAAAATACATAATATTCGTTGTTTATGTTGTTCTACTATTACTTGTGGAGATAAATGGTCTCCTGCTCTTACAACTAGTCGCATTATTGAAGAGATACGTAGATTTAAGGGTTACAAACGAGATTTAATTAATAAATTATTAGCTGATAAAATTAAATTTAGATATTTAATTGATGACATTGATTTAGATAGTTGGTTGTTCTAATTTTACATTTACAGCATTCATAGAGTGAGGTTTATAAAAAAGTCTTTTATTAAATTTTGTATTACAACCATTACATTGACACTCTGTTTCATTTATTAAAAAAAATCTACCTGCGATATTTGGTAGTTTACCTGAAGTCCTACATACAGGACAACTATAATTTACAGGATTTAGGTTGTAAAAATTGGATTGTGGTTTGTCCATGATATTATATAAACAATATAATATCATTTTAAATTATTTTTTTATATTTTATTAAATTATTTTATTCTTTTAAATATTCGATATATGATAATATAACTTCATTATATAGTAATAAAATTTCATCTTTTTCTTTTTCATTTAAATTTAATAAAGCTGTTATTTGTTCTTTTGTTAAATGTCTAAAGTTTCTAATATCATGAGTAATCTTGTGAAATTTTTCTGTATTTTTTAGTTTATCCATTTTATATGTATATGTGTATATATTTATATATAATTTGTATATACTAATAATTAAAACTATAATAATCAGTTGCTGAATTTCTGGTAGCATAAGAATAAGCAGGGTTTTGCGGTGTTGGGTCTTCTACTGTCACTGGTTGATATCTTAAATCGATTGGTTTTAAAGCAAAAGCATAATTACTTCTGTCAAAAAATAAAGTATTTTCTGTCAAGAAATTATCTACTGTTTGAAATCGCATCGCAACCATTTGACAACCATAAGCGCGGCATAAAATACCACTAGGGTTTGCTGGACTACTTCCACTATCCGGTATTACAATTGTCATATTTTTTTTATTATATTCTGTTAATTCTTGTGTATCCGGATTATTTTTTACATTATAATAATCATAAACTCTCGCAAATATAGAATTACTTGTCAAATTTACATATTCCAAAAAGTTTTCATTTTCTAAAAATGCGTTGTTTATTTTATCTACAATTAAAATAACTTTATTTTGGAAAGTTAATAAAGGTACACTTCCTAAATTTCTACCTGAATTTTCGTAACTATATTCTTTTCCAAGCATTATCGAATCATATGATTTAAACATATTTGCTAAATTTGAATACATTTCTTGATTATTACTTTTTATTCTTAAATGAATTATTAATGGGTCGGTTGGGTTTGGACATGTACCCCCTGAAAAAGCATAATTTTTAATTGTATCCATAACACTTCCAAAAGGTACCGAATTAAATGTTTCTTTAACATAATAGTCATCTATTGTACTAGTTGCTACGACTGGTTGATTATTTATAGAATAAACTTCAAAATCTAAACAGCGTGCTCCTTGTTTAATAACAGCCTTTAAATTTCCTATGTCTACAAAATCATTTTTATAAGCACCACCACTACAAGCATTATAAGCTGTTTTTATGTAGTAATCATACAAATTACCTGAACAGTCTGGATCACTGCTATTAATTGGTTTTATAAATCCATCCACGCTAGAATACAAATTATTCATATAATTTACCTCACGACCATCTAATTTACTTAAATAAATCATGTAACCAATAAATATTGCCAAAATTATTAAAATAAATGCGATAATCATATATGATTGAAAATCTTCATCCATATTTTTAATTTTGCTTAAATAATCAGTTGATGTGGTTGACATTAATATCTAATATATTATATTATTTTTAATTTTAGATTTAAAAGTTTGTGTGAAAACTTTAGGAGGAATTTATCCCTAAAATTAAAAGTGGGGATAAACTACTTAAAGATTTTTTCTCTCTATATATAAAATGCCTAAGTTGTGCGAATTTGAAAATTGCCGTTGTCAAGCTACTTATGGGGAATTCTATGGAAAACCTCTACGATGCAAAGAACATAAAGAAGATTATAAATTAGTTAGTCAGTTATGTCAGGAAGGTAATTGTAAAGTAAGACCAGCTTATAATTATGAAGGAGAAACAAAACCTAGATTTTGTACTTCACATAAATTGGAAAATATGGTAAATATAGTATCTAGAACTTGTCAACATGAAGGATGTAAAGTAAGACCATGTTATAATTACGAAGGTGAAACAAAAGGGAGATTTTGTGTTTCACATAAATTAGCAAATATGGTAAATATAGTATCTAAAACTTGTGAACATGAAGGATGTAAAATAATACCATGTTATAATTACGAAGGAGAACCAAAGGCTAGATTTTGTGGTTCACACAAATTAAATAATATGGTAAATGTAATAGGTAGAACTTGTGAACATGAAGGATGTAAAGTAAGACCATGTTATAATTACGAAGGTGAAAGAAATGCTAGATTTTGTGGTTCACACAAATTATCTAATATGGTGAATGTAAAATCTAAAACTTGTGAACACGAAGGATGTAAAGTACAACCAGCTTATAATTACGAAGGTGAAACAAAGGGTAGATTTTGTACTTCACATAAATTAGCAAATATGGTTGATATTAAATCTAAAACTTGTGAACATGAAGGATGTAAAGTAATACCGATTTATAATTATGAAGGTGAAAGAAATGCTAGATTTTGTGTTTCACATAAATTAGTAAATATGGTTGATATTAAATCTAAAACTTGTGAACACGAAGAGTGTAATAAACAACCAGCTTATAATTATGAAGGAGAACCAAAGGCTAAATTTTGTTCAAATCATAAATTAGAAAATATGGTTGATGTAAAACATAAAACTTGTGAACACGAAGGATGTAAAGTAAGACCGATTTATAATTATGAAGGAGAAACAAATGGTAGATTTTGTGTTTCCCATAAATTAGATAATATGGTAAATGTAATAGATAAAACTTGTGAACATGAAGGATGTAAAGTAAGACCAAATTATAATTACGAAGGTGAAGTAAAACCTAGATTTTGTGATTCACATAAATTAGAAAATATGATAGATGTAACACATAAAACATGTAAAGGTATTAATTGTGGAACAAGAGCCAATGATAAATATAAAGGTTACTGTGCTTATTGTTTTCAAAATTTATTTCCTTTAGATCCGCTTTCATTTCAAATTCGCTCAAAAACAAAAGAAATAGCTGTAAGAGATTATATTAATGCGAATTTTGATGGTTTCCACCACGATAAACCATTATGGACTGGTAACTGCGATTGTACGCATAGAAGAAGAATAGACCATAGAAAATTAATTGGTAATACTCTTTTATGTATTGAAACAGATGAACATCAACATAAAAGTTATGATGAAACGGATGAGGAAATACGTTACGATGACTTATTTATGTTACATGGAGGTAAATTTGTTTATATTCGCTTTAATCCTGATAAGTTTAAGAATAAATATGGTAAATCATTAAATCCTATGCTTTATACTCGTTTGCCGGTTTTACAGAGAGAAATTGAAAAACAAATTAAAAGAATAGAAAATGAAGAAAATAATGAACTATTAGAAATAGTAAAATTATATTATAACGAATAAAGAATTAAAAAATTTATATATTATATACTTAATATGGCAGGCGGTCTTATGAATTTAGTCTCTCAAGGACAACAAAATGTTATTTTAAATGGTAATCCATCTAAAACGTTTTGGAAAGCTACATATAAAAAATATACTAATTGGGGTAAACAAAATTTTAGATTAGATTATGAAGGTACTACTATATTAAATCTTACAGCAGAATCAACATTTACTTTTAAAGTGAAACGATATGCTGATCTCCTTATGGACTGCTATATTTCTGTTCAGTTACCTAATATTTGGAGCCCTGTTTTACCTCCTCAGCAATATACTAACCCTGATGGTACAACTGGATATACTGATTGGGCACCATATGAATTTCAATGGATAGAAAATTTAGGTGCGCAAATAATTAGTCGTATTACAATTAATTGTGGAAACCAACAACTACAACATTATTCTGGTCAATATATATTAAATTCAGCAAGAAGAGACTTTAGCGCACAAAAACTTGCGTTATTTAATGAAATGATAGGTCAAATACCAGAATTAAATGACCCAGCAAATTACGGCGCACGTGTAAATACTTATCCAAATGCTTATTATACTACAAGTCCAGCAGGTGCTCAACCATCTATAATGGGTCGTGTCTTATATATTCCATTAGGTGCTTGGTTTAACCTACTTTCAACCCAAGCATTTCCCTTAGTTGCTCTTCAATATAACGAACTTCAAATAAATATTTCATTTAGACCAGTTTATGAATGGTTCACTATTCGTGATGTTATGGATTACGCGAATAACTTTCCTGTAGTGCAGCCAAATTTCAATCAATTCTATATGCAACTTTATAGATTTCTTCAAACACCGCCAGATGAAGTGTTAGGCCCTACATCTTATGTAGATACGAGAACAAATTGGAACGCAGATATAAATTTAAATTGTACATATTGTTTTCTCTCTAATGACGAGTCAGAGTTATTTGCTAAAAATGAGCAAAAATATATTTTCAAACAAGTATACGAAACCCCGTATTATAATATTACTGGTCAAAATAAGATTTATATAGACTCAATAGGCATGGTTATTAGTTGGATGTTTTATTTTCAAAGAAGTGATGTAAATCTACGTAACCAGTGGTCTAATTATACAAATTGGCCTTATAATTATATGCCACAAGACGTATCTCCGGCACCTACTGCTGGAGATGTTCCCAACCCTGACCCAGCAGGACCATCAACAATAGGTCCTGGATTAAATCCAGATGGAACATTAAGTGGTCTTTTTACAACTGGTGTATATAATCCACAAAATATTCAATATATATTAGTAGCTCTTGGAATATTATTAGATGGCCAATACAGAGAGAATACATCACCATCTGGTGTTTATAATTTTGTTGAAAAATACGTTAGAACAGCTGGTAACGCACCTCAAGGTTTATATTGTTATAATTTTTGTTTAGATACGAATCCATTAATAATACAACCGTCTGGTGCTATGAATATGAGTAGATTTACAAATATTCAATTTGAGTTTACAACTATTTCTCCACCGGTTGATCCATATGCGCAAGTTTTAACTATTTGTGATCCTACAACAGGAGATATTGTTGGTATAAATAAACCTACATGGCGTATTTATGATTATAATTTTAACTTGTATTTAATTGAAGAACGTGTAAACATGGTAATATTTGTTGGTGGAAATGCTGGATTATTATATGCTACATAAAATTTTATATTTTATAAATTCAATATAAAATATAATATTATAAATTGTCTATTTAAAGAGCTTGCACTACTAAAATGTAAATAAAACCCAAAAAATAGGGTATTTTCGGTCCCTTCACGTGTAGTGCAGAATTATTAAATTTTTTTGCGAAAGTTTTTTTGGGTTTTCGATTTTGGACATTTTTTTTGTCCATTTTTGAAAACCTAAAATATTTTATGTGAAAAAATTAAATTTAACTGCATAATTGAATTTTTTGGTCTGGTCACAAAAAAAATAATTTTCAATTTGTTACG